AGAAGCAGATGGACTGAGGTTTGATGCATGAACGATAAACCCACACACGAAATCGATGGAGACAAGCAGTGGCTCAAAGATGGAAATTTTCACCGTGAAAACGGCCCGGCCATTGAGAACTCAAATGGGACCAAGCAATGGTATCTTCACGGAAAGAGACACCGTGAAGACGGCCCGGCTGTTGAATGGGTATACGGAGCCAAAGAATGGTGGCTCCACGATAAAAGAGTCCACCCTGAAACCCTCGTGGATCTCCACTTATCCCGTGGGGTATTCTGTTATTACGATAAAGAAGCAAACGAACTGAGGTTTGATGCATAAAAGAACAAGGAGGAACATGACAGATGAAGAAAGAATTAAACTTTGGGAGAAAAATAAAAATAAACTTAAAAAAGAGGATGCTATGAAAAAATCAAATAAAAATAATAAAAAAGAAAAAGCCGCAACCCCTTCCCTAGATGGGGGTAGTGCGAGCCCTACGAGCAAAAAGGGCTCCCAAAGGGCTATCGCAAGGAGAGACATGGAAGAATTTAAGAAAAAGTTCTTAGAAAAGACTCCTCAAGAAACTGAGGAAGAAACTCCAAGATTTAAAGATTTACAAAGTTTTGCAAATAAAAGAAAAACTGGAAAAGAGCAATACTATACAAACAAAGAAACAGTTGATTATTGTTTAGACTTATTAGAAGAATTTGTTGATTTTAAACAAGAATCATCTTTATTTTTAGAACCGGCAGGAGGAACCGGTGAGTTTATCGAAGGTCTCAAAAGAAAAGGTGTAGAAAAAAATAACATTCTTTCTTTTGACATTGAACCAAAGCATGCTGATGTAGCGTTAGTTGATGACTTCTTATCTGTGGAAGACTTACCAGAGAACCTTATTACAATTTCAAACCCACCATTTGGAAGAGCAAATTCTTTATCAAAAAAGTTCTTTAATCATGCAGCAAAAAACTCAAAGATGATTTGCTTTTTAATTCCTAAATCCTGGAGGAAGTGGTCAGTGCAAAATTCATTAGATCTAAACTTTCACTTAGTTTTAGATGAAGAGATGCCTAGCAACTCTTTTTACAAGCTGGATGATGAAAAGTTTCAAGACAAGAAAACACTAACAACACTCTTTCAGGTTTGGGAAAGGAGAGATTACAAGAGGAAAAAAGTCACTGTTGAAGATAGAAAGTATCTTAAAAAAGTCAGACAAGATGAGGAGGGGTTAGAAAAAGCCAATTTAGCAATTACTCTTTTTGGTTATTCGTGTGGTAAAATTGAAGAAAGTTTTGAAAGAAAACCAAATACAACAAAAGGTTATTTTATTGCAAAAAATCAAGAAGTTATTGAGGCACTCAAAACATTTGATTACAGTCAGTTTTATAACAACACTGCCTATGTAAAAGCGTTGAGTATAAAAGAAATAAATTATTTACTGAATAATTACTTTGATAACAAAGCCTCGCTATAATTTTCAACCTCACTGCCACCCGGAGAGCTTGACATCCGACCCCGGCCCGTGGTATAGTGGCTCCACCACGCCGGCTCACGCCACTACCATAATTTCCATAGGAGAGATGATATTATGACTTTCAAGCTTACAGATGATAAATTAAAAAAGTTAAATGAAACAATTTATTCAAAAAACCATTTGACCAAAGAAAAACCCTGGAAAGAAGCAGAACCGACTCTTCAAGAATGGAGGAAAGCTTCCCCCCAAACAAAAGGAAAGCTGGGGGTAGAACTAGCACGTCTTGCTTGTGAGAATAAAGGTTTTTCATTCAAAACGGAAAACAATCAAGGGGATTGTTACATCGATGAGGTGTTGGTCGAGGTGAAAACAGCTTTTGTTAGTTATGCAACTGAAAAGCAAATCCGGGATAATGACCCAAAGGTCTGGGCAAATCAGATTAGGCCCAACCAAAAAAATTGGGACAAAGTATTGTTGGCGGTTATACACCCAGCAAATAAAGCAGATTTGTTTATGTTCCCCCGGCATGTTTGCTTGTCTGATAGCGAACTTTTTTCTTGTGGTCATGTTGGAACCGAAGAACTTTTACAGATTACATTTAACTATACAAAAGATAGAGAGCTAGTTGAGCGCTATCATTGGCAAACAATCGAATTGTAGATCAGCTTTCATCCCCAATAATGTTAAATTGGGGCATCGCCACCGCAGCTCAATGGCAGAGCACTCGCCTTGTAAGCGAGCGGCTGTCGGTTCAAGTCCGACCGGTGGCTTTTTTTGCTAAGGAGGAACATGAAGCAACCAAAACTTAAATTTGTAAATCTACACGGGCACTCTTGCGTTGGATCACCATTCGACGCTATTGGTTTTCCCGATGAGCACATGGATTTCGCACACAGCAATGGGTGCGATGCCATTGCACTAACCGATCATGGAAACATGAACGGCCTTTCTTATCAGTATCTTCACTGGAAGAAAATGAAGAACGAAGGAAAGAACTTCAAGGCGGTCTATGGCGTGGAGGCTTACTTCCACCCGTCCATCAAAGAATGGAAAGAAGAAAAAGCCCGCATTGAAGAAGACAAGAAGCGAGCAAAAGAACTTGCAAAGAATGAAGGAATGTCCATTGAGGACGAGGGCGCAACCCGTTCCAGGAACTCTGCAATCAACCACCGCCGCCACTTGGTTTTGCTTGCTCAAAATCAAACCGGCCTAAACAATCTTTTCTCACTTGTTTCTAAGTCCCACCAAGGCGATAACTATTATCGTTTTCCTCGTGTGGATTATGAAATGCTGCGTGAGCACTCTGAGGGTGTGATTGCAACTTCCGCTTGTCTTGGTGGTTTTATCGCCAAGATTATGTGGGAGATGTTTGATCAAACTGATGAAGAAATCATTGAAGAAGCGGTGAAGCAAACTAAACTAATGCTTGACATTTTTGAAGACCGCTTCTTTTTGGAACTGCAATGGAACTCCATCCCAGAGCAGCACCGCCTAAATCAAATCGTTGTTGAGGTTTCAAAGCGCCTTGACGTTCCTCTTGTGTCTGCGGCTGATGCCCACTATCCTCGCCCTGAACTTTGGAAGGACCGCATTCTTTACAAGAAACTTGGCTGGATGAACAAGAAAGACCAAGATGGGTCTCTTCCCGAGAGCATTGAAGAAGTTGGCTATGAACTTTATCCAAAGAACGGGGATCAAATGTGGGATTCTTATGTTTCTTATTCAAAACAAACAAACAACACATACGATGACGATCTAGTCCGGGGAAGTATTGAGCGCACCCACTGGATTGCCCACAGCCTTATCGAAGACTTTGAGCCTGACGCAACTGTCCGGCTTCCTGATTTTGTTGTTCCCGATGGAGAAACAGCAGAAAGCCAACTTGTCAAACTTTCGATTGAAGGAATGAAAGAGTTCGGCTTCACCGAGAACGAAGAGTATATTCAAAGACTTCGTGAAGAACTCGGAGTAATCAAAGATAGAGGCTTCGCAAAGTATTTCCTTACAATGAAAGCCATTGCAGATAAAGCAAATGAAATGATGCTGTCAGGCCCAGGTCGTGGCTCCGCAGCAGGCTCTCTTTTGGCTTACATCTTGAAGATTACACAAGTTGATCCAATCAAGCACGGCCTTCTTTTCTCTCGTTTCATGACGAAAGATGCAACCGATTATCCAGACATTGACTTTGATGTTTCCAGAAACATGGAACTTAAAGAAGTGTTGGCTGAGGAGTGGGGTGAAGACTCAGTTGTTCCAATCTCAAACTACAACACACTCAAGCTGCGCTCTCTTATCAAGGACGTTGCAAAATTTTATGGTATTCCTTATACAGAAGCAAACAAAGTAACTTCTGTTATGATCAAAGAAGCAACACCCCTTGCCAAAGCAGAGCACGGCATTACGGCAGGTATGTATGTTCCAACTTATGAAGAAACTCTTAGATACTCTGAGAGCCTCCAAGACTTCCTCGCTCAGTATCCCCAAGTTGGGGCTCACTTGGAGGCGCTGTTGGGTCAAGTGCGTTCTGTTTCTCGCCATGCTGGCGGTGTTGTTGTTGGCGACGACCTGAAAAAGCACATGCCTCTTATTGCTTCGGGTGGAGTTGTTCAAACGCCCTGGTCGGAAGGGCAGAATGTTCGACACTTGGAGCCTCTTGGCTTTATTAAGTTTGATGTTCTTGGCTTGACCACGCTTGCCATTATGGAAGGCGCAATCTACCACATTCTTAGAAGGCACCACGGAATCGAAAACCCATCGTTCGATCAGATCAGGGACTTCTACGAACAAAACCTTCACCCTGACGTGATTGATTTGGAAGATCAAAAAGTGTATAAGGACATTTTCCAAGCAGGTAAGTGGGCAGGCATTTTCCAGTTTGCGAATGAAGGTGCACAAAAACTTTGCTCCAACTCAAAAGTAGAGTCGATCATTGATTTATCTGCTGTAACTTCGATTTACCGCCCAGGACCTCTTTCGGCTGGCGTTGACAAGGACTACATTGAAGCAAAGGACAGCCCTCAATACATTAAGTATGATCACCCGATCATTCGTGAGATCTTGGAGCCAACATACGGCTTTATGATTTTCCAAGAGCAAATCGCTCAGTTGGCGGCTGAACTAGGCAAAGACCTTACACTTGATGATGGAAACAAACTTAGGAAACTTCTAACAAAGAAGGGTCTTTCCGAGAAGAAGTTGCGACAAAAAGAAGACATTAGACAAAAGTTTTTGGAGGGTTGCTATGAAAAAGGCTACAAAGGAGGTAAAGAACTTTGGAGAAAGTTTGAGTACTTCTCTGGTTACGGTTTTAATAAGTCTCACGCTGTCTGTTATTCTATTATTAGCTATCAGTGTGCTTGGCTTTATAAGTACTTTCCATCCGAATGGATGGCTGCGTTCCTCCAGTCTGAGACGGAGAAATAGGCAAGATGAAGATGATGGCTTTCAAAACTAATGATTTAAACTTACTAGTAGCCATCCATCTTTATGACTAGCGACTATTTATTATAAGAGACCACTAAAAAAAGGAGTAAGAAAATGAGAGGTATTTATAAAATAGTGAATAGTCAAAATGGTAAGATCTATGTAGGGAGTTCTTTGGATGTAGAGCGTAGATGGAGAAAACACAAAAGCGCCCTTCGTGCCGGGAGGCATCGCAATCCGCACTTACAAAACTCCTGGGACCTCTATGGAGAAAGCGCTTTTTCTTTTTCTGTTCTTGAGCAAATATCAGAAGACCTTTGCCTTCTAGAAGCAGAACAGCGCTACATAGACACCCTGAAGCCTGATTACAACATCGCAACACACGCCACTGGCGGTAGTGGCCCACGCTCTGAAGAGACGAAACAAAAGATAAGCGCTGCTGTTAAAGGAGATAAGCACCCTTTTTTCGGGAAGACGCACTCGGAAGAGACTAGGAAGAAAATAAGTGAAGCAAACCTAGGGAAAGCGGCTTGGAATAAAGGGACACCTCTTTCAAAGGCACACAGGGCGAAGTTAAGCGAAAGCCTCTCAGGCAGTAAGCACCCCCAGTTTGGCGTCGAGAGAGCCAAGGAGACAAAGAAAAAAATAAGCGCCAGCCTAACAGGCCACGAGGTGTCGGCTGAGACAAGAAAAAAAATAAGCGAGGCGCTTACCGGGAAGCAGGTCCCTGATACGGTGAGAGAGAAGATCTCCAAAGCAAACTCCGCAGAG